AGCGCCGGGGTGCGCCGCGGCGAGATCGGGGCGCAGCGTCGAACGTGCGTTCGATGACGTAGGTCACGCAAATTGGTGCCCGCTCCGGCTTGACTCACTGCGTCTCAGAGAGTGTATGGTTGAGCCATCAGCACGGAGCGAACCGCTCCACCAAGAAAGGATCACAGCAATGAGCATCAACGACTACATCGCAGACGTCACCGCCAACCTGACCGAATGGGGCATCACCTACCGAGAGACCACTGAGGGCATCAGCGTCGGCAGCATTCACCTCGAGCTCGACGAGGACGGATACCGCCCTGCCGGCACCATCCTGAACGACACTGAGACGGTCGCCGTCACCAGTGACGCAGACAAGGCGGCCGCCCTCCTGGCCTTTCCGCTGGCCCGCCGCGCATGGGAGCTCGGGTACACCGGAGATTTCGGCGTCGTCTACGTTGGCGGGGAGGTTGAGATGACCCTCTCCTACGGGAGTAGCGACCTCACCATCTCCGCAGGCGTCAACGAGGCAGACCGGTTCACCGTCACGGAGCACGACCTCTTCGGTCAGGCCGTCGTCATGAGCGACCTTGAGGCCGTCCTCGCATCAACCGAGCTCGCCTACGGTGACCCGCATGGGGCGTGGCAGGCGCTCTGCCAGGCGACCGACTTCGAGGCGGACCACTGGGAGCAGATCGTTGAGCTCTTCGACGGCAATGCGGCATTCATTCACGGCGCCCGATTCACCGCCGTCGAGTCCAGCGTCGCCGAGACGACAGCCATGGTTGAGGACTGGGACCCCGAGTCCCCCATGCGCGTCATCAACGTCGAGACGGCCGAGGATGCGACGCACTGGTCTATGGGTGACGTCGCGGCCGCCGTCCTGTACGCAATCTCCTGACACGTTCAGGTAGCCCGAATGGTTGTAGCGGGGGTTCGATTCCCCCGCCGGGCGCGACACTCACCTACCCACACGAAGGAGAATCATCATGGCAACCAGTGAGGACCGTCTCGCTCAGGCACTCGAGTCGACGATGGAAGACCTGGAATTCGGACTGGACGCCGCGTCTATCGACTTCGACGTCATGACGTCACCGAACACGAACCAGTACATCATCATCTTCGCGGAGGGGGAGCGGCACGCCTACGTCACCGCTGAGCTCTCGCGGGACGGCATGCCCACCGTGTTCGTAGACATCTACAGCGTGGACGCCGACGGTGCGGAGCGCTGGGTGCATGGGGACCTGTCCGCCGATGCAGCCATCACCTACATCACCAACGCCTGAACGTCAACAATCTGAAAGGAACGAAACCATGAGCACTGTCGCTGAGCGTGTGCGCCTAGCATTCAGCGCGGCTACGGGAGAGAGCAAGCCTGCGTCGTCCGGCTGGGTGGCCTCTAATCCGACGCACCACCTGGAAGTAAGGAACGTTCTGGGGGCGCGGCGCCGCGAAGCGGTGGCTCAGGTGACGGCCAAGGACTCGCTGAACGTCAAGTATCTGGCCGTGAGGAGCCAGGACTGGACTAGTGTCGACGCGATGGCTCACCTGTTGCGCGACGCTGAGCTCCGGGCTAAGGCGCTCGCGGCACTGGCCGGCGCGCTCGGTTCAAACGGCTGGCACGTCTACCCCATCCGTGAGGAGTTAAGGGGCGGTGGCCTGACCGCTGTCAAGGGCGAGAACAAGGTCAAGGTGTATTCGAATGGTGACGTGAGCGGGCATGACGACGTGGCTGTCAGGTTCGCCAGTGAGGCATTCGAGGTTGCGCTCGAGCGGGCGCAGGCCGCCTAGTCGGGATGGTCGGCCGCGCAGTGTCGTGGCCGCCCCACCTCACCTAGAGGACATAGCGCAGTAGAAACGCGGCCCGCCGCTGAATAAGGCTTGCGCACGATGGTTGAGAACTACATAGAGATTTAAGGCCATAGGTGGCAGGCACCGCACGCATGGCACCGCCTCGCGTAGCCGATACAGTCTGCCCACCTATGAGTCACCTAGACCGCCCTACTGTCCGACATCTACCGACAGAGGTTTGCTGTGATCCATTTTGGTCTAGGTGGCCCATGGGTGGCCCGAACGGTTCGGGACCTAGAAAGGAAACCGTGATGAACTATCAAGTGGGAGAGGCCCTGGTCGCCAATGGGGCACCGGAGAACACAGAGGACTTGCAGTCGTGGGACTTGCTGGACGCCCTGTTCCCCGACAACCCTCATCTCTGGAACACAGGGAAGTACCTCACCCGGTTCGGCCGCAAGGGTGACACAAGCAAGCGCGTAGAGGACCTACGCAAGGCCGCCGCATACCTCGAGAGGGCCATCAAGACGGAGGAACGCAATGCCAGCTGACGCACCCCTTGAGTATCGACTCATCACGCACGCTGACATGCGGCGCATGCCCGACGGCGCCACCGTCTACAACGACCTACACGAGCCATGGGTCAAGCACGGCCCATGGTGGCACCTAGACGACGGCGACACACGCATGCTCGGCACAGAACTCAAGCGACTCAGCGCGTGGCTGTACGTGCTCGAGCCATTCGCCCCACACAGATACACCTGGCAGCACTAGCCGGGCACGCACGAAAGGAACACACCCATGCCCACACCGACCAACGTCACCGACGTAGCAGAGCAGCTGGCCCGTATGTGGCCGCACGCCCGAATGCATGTCGCCCCCACGCCCATGGGGTACACGGTAGTGCTTGGCGCTACCGCGGCCGAGCTCACTGAGGACTGGTGGACAGTCCGCAAGCCTGACCAGGCCGATCGGTACTGGGGGTACGTCGAATGCGATGAGGTCGTCATCGCGGACACGCTCGCCGAAGCAAACGCCCACAACCACCACGACTCCGTTAAGGGTAGGGTCACGGCGTTCGATCGGCGCCTGCGCGTGCGTCGCGTTGGTGACGTGTACAGCATCACCACGGCAGAGCTAGAGACCATCACAATCGTCCCCATTGGTGGCATGATCGCCGTCACCGCGGGGGGAGTAACCCATGAGGTTGCGACGATGGGGCACGCGATCATGGCCGTTGGGGCGCTGGTCGCTTCAACGAAGTAGTTTCCAGGATAGGGGGTTCCCAAGAGAATAGGGGCCTCCGGGGAAAGGAGTACAGATGGCAGAACAGCTAACAGTCCACCAGGCACTAAGCAAGGTCATGGGGGACGTTCAAGCAGTCAAGAAGGACAGCAAAAACCAGGCACAGAAATTCAACTTCCGCGGCATCGACGCGGTAATGAACGCCGTAGGGCCCGCACTCCGCAAGCACGGCGTGACCATCCTCCCAGAGGACGTCGAGGTGCACCGCAGCAACGGCACCACAGCAAACGGCAAGCAGACAGCTGAGGTGGTCGTCAAGGTCACCTACCGGGTGTACGGCCCAGCGGGGGACAGTATTCACGGGAAGGTCGCAGCCGAGGCCATGGACTTCGGTGACAAGGCAATCGCCAAGGCGATGAGTGTCGCCTACCGGACCTTCCTGTTGCAGGCTCTCACCATCCCCACGGATGAGCTCGACCCAGATAGTGAGTCCTACGAGAGAGGGGCTCCCAGCGGAACAGGGGCCTCCCAGGAGAACAGGGCCCCCCACCTGAATACCCACCTCCCAGCGGAACAGGGGGTTCCCAAGAGAACAGCCGCCGAACAGTGCGGCATGATCCTTGACGGCTTCTGTGCCACCCACCAGCTGGACGGCGACAAGGTCCGTGAGGAGTACTTCGCAGCCGGCGGAAAGGCCAACCCAGACATGCTCCGTGCATGGCTGGCACAGAACTACGGGGCAGGGAAGGTCCAGTGAGCAAGGAAACAGCACTACGTAGGGCGGCCATCGCGGCACACATTGCCAAGGTGGCCTCCCAGGAGAAGAAGAAGGCCCTCAAGGAGCTTGAGGAGTATATGGCGCCGGGCGACACGTCCAAGCCTATGATCGACGGCCTGCAGGTCGGGACGGTAAGCGTTAGCGCACCACAGCCCCGCTACCAGGTTGTGGACGAGAAGGCCCTCGTGGCGTGGCTCGAGTGGAACAAGCCTGACGCTGTACACAAGGTGCCCGCCCCATGGTTCACCGCCACAGCCGCCCTGGATGGGTTCATCAAGCAGACCGGGGAGGTGCCCGACGGGGTGGAGGTTGTTCAGGGTGACCCGCGCATCTCGGTGCGCATCTCAACAGCCCAGGAGGAAGCCATCCGGGAGCTCATCTCTACTGGGGACGTCAGCCTCCTCGAGATCGAGGGTGGGGATGCGTAGAAAGGGGGCTCCCAGGAAAACAGGGCCCTCCCAGGAAACGAGGGAGCTCGTGTACGAGAGGGACCAGTACCGGTGTGCTCGCTGCGGCAGGCACGCCGGTAACGGCCCCATGAGCATCCAGCATCGGAGGGCCCGAGGTATGGGTGGCACGCGCCAGCCGAACACGAACAGCCCCAGCAACCTCATCCTCCTCTGCGGGGATGGGGTTAGGGGTTGTCACGGGTACATCGAGCAGAACAGGTCGGAGGCCCGTAAGGAGGGCTTCAACGTACCGCAGTTCGTAGCCAACCCAGAGAGCATCCCAGCCAAGTACTGGGACGGCAACACCTACAAGCTAAACAATGACGGCACGCGAACAGTCGTGTTCGCCGATCCAAGAAAGGACACAGAATGAACAATATGAAGGCGCTGGCGCGCAAGCTTGTCGCGCCATTCATCGACGAGGAGCAGGGGCCGTTCGAGACTGTTGGCCGCTGGCACCGTCAGTTGGGGCGCATCTCCATCGCCATGGACCAGGCTGGCGACGAGTCCTACATTCATGGGAGCGAGTACCTCTATGGGGAGCTTGAGTTTGAGCTCTCGCGCATGGTTGAGGATGCGGCACTCCTGCTGCACTTCCTCGGCGTGACAGACTCTGCGGGGGAGTTTCTCGCCGAGTATGAGCGTGCGGCGAAGAAGCACCCGGGCATGACGCTCGACTGCGACGGCCCGACGAACGAGAACCGCTTCTACGCCTTGGCGGAGGAGGTGGGGGAGGTGTGTGCCGCCCTCACCTACGACAACAAGGCCGCTACAGGCCACAACTCAGACCTCATCAGCGAGGTCACCCAGGTTGGCGGACTCGCCATCGCTTGGCTACTGCGCTATCGGACGGAGGAGTCATGACCATCATGCTCGCAGCAACCATGCTGATAGCCGTCGCGACACTCGCCTACGCCGTCTACAAGGGTGGTCAGTGCGACGTGCTCGCCATGGATAATGTTCGCCTTCAAAACTCGGCTCGCCGTTGGAAGATGGCATATGAGAACGTGGCAGCAGAGAACCGGGCCATCACCTGCCTAGGTAGGGGTAATGGCAAGGACTCGTAAGAGCGCCAAGGCTGCCGGGGCGCGGTTCGAGAGGGTTGTCGCCGACTACCTCGCTGAGGAGCTGGATGATGACAGGATCGACCGCGCCCCCAAGGCTGGGGCCAAAGACAAGGGCGACATCGCCAACGTCCGCATGGGTGACCACAAGGTTGTCATCGAGTGCAAGGATGTCGCCCGCATGGACCTGCCGAAGTGGGCTCGAGAGGCCCAGATTGAGGCTGAGAACGCCGACGCACTCATAGGTGTCGTTGTCCACAAGCGGCATGGGGTTGCCAAACCTGACCAACAATGGGTTACAATGACACTCGGAGACCTCGCCAACCTCCTGAAAGGACACCAGTGAAAACCATCCCCGGCTACCTCAGTAAGAACGAGGCAGCCCGCATACTCGGCATTACCCGCCGAACACTCGACCGACACATCCAGAAGAACAAGACACCCACCTTCCGATTCGTCGGAGACCCCACCATCTACGTCCAAGAGCACGACATCAAGAAGCTCTTCTCACCCATCCGAAAGGCAAACTAACCATGGCATGCGACATCACCGTCGAAGGCAACCTCGGAGCCGACCCCGAGGTCAAGTACACGCAGTCAGGGCAGCAGATCACCGAGCTCCGCATCGCAGCAACCGCATCCCGCAAGACCCAGGACGGCTCCTGGGAGGACGACGGCGACCCGCTCTGGGTGACCGCATCCTTCTGGGGAGAGCAGCATGACCACCTCGCCAACACCCTCAAGAAGGGCGACAAGGTAACCGTAACCGGGCTCCTCATACAGCGCGGATGGGACGGCAATGACGGGCAGCGGCGCACCAGCCTGGAAGTGAAGTTCCCTCGCTTCCGCGGCGTCATCCCCCGACGCAACAGCAGCCAGCAGCAGGCCGCCTTCAACGCACCCGGGGGCGGCCAGCAGGGCGACCCTTGGGCCAACGCGGGCGCCCCCTTCTGAGGTGAACCTGAAACGCAAGACGACCCACCCCCACTCCAGGGGGCAGGTCATCTGCGACGCCTGCTTCACCACAATCAGGCAAGGACTCATGTACCGGAGGGACACCTGGAAGGACGGAACCTACCACTGGTCCCTCCGGTACTGCCCAGACTGCTGGCTCATCCTCGACGATATAGAAGCCACAACACACCCAACATACGGCGGCCCAGACGCCGAACACTACGAGCAATGGGCCGCCAGCCATATCCACACAGAAAGAGCACAAGCATGGATGCTTCGCTCATTTCCACCCTAACCACGCAACAGTTGGACGACGTCGCAAAGGCTGCAACAGCCCACCGCCCAACAGAACTCCTGAACGTCACTACTGGCGGCGGACACATTCACATTGAAGCCATTTCGACTGACGGCCGCACGGTCTTCGGGGAATGGGACCTTCAACTCCGAGACGGAACCATGTTCCTTCGTGTCGTAATCGACGACCTCCTCTACGTAGAGGCACTAGAAGAGAGAATGACGCTACGGTGGGACAGGGCAATGAACGGACTACGGGATTGGGGGAAAGCGGTCAATGCCGTTGAGCTCAGGAGGGCGCTATCGTCTCAGCCTGAGATGGCCCACCTGATCGCAGATCACCTCATCGCACCCAGTGAGTACTCACCCCTAGGAGGACATCCTCGATGGTAGACATCAAGCTTCACGGCCACCAGTGGGTCGCTAAAATGTGCTGCACCCAGTGCGGCGTCACCCGCATCGAGCAGGCGCACCCGCGCACCAAGCCATGGGTGGCAGTCGAATCAACCGTCAAGACCACCGCCCGCACTCTCGGCTGGAAAGTCGGGGCCGAGACAGCGATCTGCGGAGCATGCAGGAGGGATAGATGAGCACCAATACATGGCGATACGTTGACGCGCGCTGCACCTGGAAGCCCATCGCCCGCTACCTCGCATGGAAGTGGAGACGACAAGGTTACAGGACGGCATACGTCTCAGTGAGCCCTTGCAAGTCGCTCGTCGGGGCGCTAGACTACAACCATTCCGGTGAGTGACTCCGCTGGATGTGGGATAGGTGAACGGGGCCCCGGGGGAAACAACACGCTGCCACGGCCGGCCGCCGCCGCCGC